GCAAGTCGTGAGGTACGAGTCTCGCTTCCAGGCCACACTGATCAAGGCGCTCACCGAAGAGGTCGAGCGCCTTGGTGCCGACCTTGCCTCCGGCTCCGCCAACGATTTCGAGACCTACAAGTGGGCGGTCGGTTTGATTGCCGGGCTCAGGCAGGCCATTGACATTGCCGAGCGGGTGATGGAAGAGATGTCTGATGGTGATTCGTAAGGCTCTTTGAAAAGTGAACCGGGCCGGGCAACGAGGCGCCCGCCCGAAGTTTAGCCAGCCAAGTCAGATCGAGACCTATCGATCTTTGGATTTTCTTCTTAGCCTGTCCGCACCCGAAAGCAGATCATCAAGGTTGTCAATTGGGTGATCCGGTTCTTCCTTCGTTGGCGGAGGAGGCGTCGGGAAAAACCGCAGAACAACCCACATGATGCAGATCGACGCTGGTGAACACGTGGCGCACGTGCTCCGACGAGCGCGCGCTGGAAGCGATGGCGACGGCCGTTCAGGTGCTTGAGCGCGAGCTGGACGCCGTCAGGGCGGGCACGGTCGAGGCAGATTAGAGGACAAAGCGGAAGTCACACCATGAAAAAGCGAGATGACATGACCCCGGCTCAAGAGCGTGTGATGCGAGCCCTTCCGTTCGATGTAACGATGTGGGGCGGCAGACCCATGGGAGGGTGGCCAGATGGCGTCAATGTGCTGGCGCTTGAGGCACTTGTGCGCGAGGGGCGAGTGGTTCGTGTTGCCCTAAAGGGACGGCCGCTCGCAGTCCGCTACCGCGAACCGAAAGAGGGCGACGCGGGGCTGTTCCCCGCCAAGGAACGATGACCGCTTCTCAGTAGAAGCGGACGCACCAAGAAAGGCCGCTCTCGCGGCGGCTCGGAGGACATAGCAGACATGGAATTGAAGGCAGGAATGGTCATCCGACACCACAGCGGCAGGGTCTATTCTGTGCTGCACATCGCCAATACGCACGGCAAAGACCTGTCTCGCTTCCCCGCCACCGTCGTCTATCGAGGGGCAAATGGACACGTCTGGGCAAGGCCAGCGGCAGAGTTTGACGGCAAGTTTACCGTCCTGTTCGACGGCACGAATTTGGCGCACTGAGGACAAAGCAGACATGAACGACGACTTTAAAAAGCTACTCGCAAGGTGCAAGTGCGGCGTGTTCCTGATCGTGAACGAACACCGCGACTACTACGAGACCGCAGAGCAAAAGCTGGAAGAACTTTCAGCAATGGAATGCCCGCCGGACATCGATGCCGACGTGAGAAAAGTGATGATTGAGACCGACACGATTGTGTCGTTGCAGTTCTACCCCGACACCCCGATAGGGTCGTACTCGATCTATCACTATGACGTTGATGCCGCGATCCAGCGTGCACTGAGTTGTCTGGATTGATCATGTCCGCTTCTCAGTAGAACCAGACACACCAAGAGAGGCCGCTCTCGCGGCGGCATCTTAGTTCTCAGAGCCCGAGTTGATCACGGGTCCGCCGTCCCGGCCGGCGGTTAAATCTGGGATGACACCACTCGGCCTCGAAAACCGCATGGTGAAAGCCGGGGCAAATTCCCTACTGTTGCCACAAAGCCGGGCTGCTCCACAATCAGGATCGCTAGCTCAGTGGTAGAGCGCCAGACTTTTAATCTGGATGTCGATGGTTCGAGCCCATCGCGATCCACCAGATCACTCCTCAATCAAGGGAGACCGCATTGACCACTCTCTATCTTCGCACAGTCAAAGCCGACTACACGTCGCATAGCGGATTTCAATGGCCTCGCGAGGTTGGGGCTGTTGTCGAAGCGCCGGACTGGAACCCGGAGCCGGCATGCGGAGGAGGACTGCACGGCCTTCCGTGGGGGCAGGGCAATCTCGGCTTGTTGAGTTCCGCCGGTGATGCTGTCTGGTTGGTCGTCGCCGCTGACCATGCAGTTCGTATCGACAACGACAAATCTAAATTCCCTCGGTGCACCATCGTTTATGTGGGCACCCGCGACGGCGCTTGCGCGTATCTGCTAGAGAGAGCACCTCGTGACGTTGCCGTGCCATATGTGCACGTCACTGCCGGCTACGAGGGCACGGCCACGGCTGGCTACGGGGGCACGGCCACGGCTGGCGACAGGGGCACGGCCACGGCTGGCTACGGGGGCACGGCCACGGCTGGCGACGGGGGCACTCTGGTAATCGCGTACAGCGACAAAACGGGACGGCGACGCCTGTGTGTCGGTTACGTCGGTGAGGATGGGATCATGCCCAGTACTGCATACCAAGTCATCAACGGCAAGCTAACCAAGGCGTGAACTCACATCATGAGCCAGTCATGGCAATCAATAGCGGCCCACATCCTCATCGGACTGGCAGGAACCTACGTATCAATCTGCATCATGTGGGTTGTTCTGCGGTTCTTCCCGCCTCCTCCTCCGCCAACGCAGGAAGAACCGGACCACCCGCTTGACAAGCTTGATGATCTGCTTTCGGGTGCGGACAGGCTAAGAAGAAAATCCAAGGATCGATAGGTCTCGATCTGACTTGGCTGGTTCAAGATCGGGCGGGAGACCCGACGGCCCCTTCCCTCTGAACCTGCAAGACTTCCTTGCAGGTTGTGGCGCTATTCTACTCGCCTTCCGAGTAGATGTTATTGAGTTGCGCCGGGGTGTTGTACTTTTCAAAGAGCTTTACGAACCACCATCAGCCATCTCTTCCATGACCCGCTCGGCAATGTCAATGGCCTGCCTGAGCCCGGAGATCAGCCCAACTGCCCACTTGTAGGTCGCGAAGTCGTTGGCGGAGCCGGCGGCAAGGTCGGCACCAAGGCGCTCGACCTCTTCGGTGAGCGCCTTGATCAGTGTGGCCTGGAAGCGAGACTCGTACCTCACGACTTGCGTGCCATCTTCCCGAGCTGCATGCGGCCAACCCCGCTCTCGGGGCTGGCGCTGATTCTCCCGCCATTCTTACGCATCGGCGGCGGACCGGCAAGCCCCGGCGGCGGCATTGGCGGCTTTGCCATTGGCATCGGCATCTCGTCGCCGTCCGGCTCCGGCTTGCCACCACCCTTGGCCACGATGACATTGACATTCACCTTGCCAGAGGACTTCTTCGGGCCCGGGCGATCCAACCGCCGCTTGGCCGCGCCACCCTCGATGCGCCCGCCACTGGCACGCAAGGACGACGGCTTGACCATGGACTTGATCATGGCCTTGTCCTCTGCCGCATCGGAGTGGACACGTCCCCCGCTGCGATACCTCTTCCCCGATGCACAACCCTTCTTCATCGATATCCCCCGTTGGAGGTTGACGCTGCACTGATCACTGCATTCTCGATTTGTTCTTGCCGAGGACCGCAGCAACCACCCCGGCGCTTTCGGGGTGGGTTGCAAGTCGTTCGGCGATTTCCATCGTCTGCAACCGTTCCTTGCTGGCGCGATCCTTGGCGCGATCCGCAATCTTGGCCTGCTCGATCATCTGCTTGACTTCGAGTTCCTTGGCCTTGAGCTGCAGCGCGCCGGTTGCGATCGGATCGGGTCCGGGCTGTTGCGGCGGCGGAGCGGGCGGGGCGTACATCGCCTCGGGATTATCCACTCCGATCATGTGCAACACGTAGGTCGCCAGTGATCGCGGCTCGAACAGACCTGGCTTGGCCTGGTCGATCTGCATGACGGCGGTTGCTTTCATGAGCCGGTGCATATGCGACGGCGTGTTGGGGTCCGCATGCGGCGCCAGATCGTACATCTCAAGCGCGGTCTTCAAGGCCTCCGGATTGCGCCAGCGGCGCTTGGCGGCCTTCACCGTCTTGAGCAGGTCCTCCGGATACTCCATGAACAGGTCCCGAAGAACACTGAACTCTTCGGCTTGTGCGGCATGCAACCGCTTGTGGACCGAGTTCATGATCTTCAGTGCTTGCTCGATGAGCGCAAGTGTGGTCCCGACCGGAGCTTCCTGGTTGCCTTCAGAGACTTGCACCTGAGCGGCGCCGGCTGTCTGGCGTCCGTTTTGCGCGATCTCCTCAACCAGTTTCATCATTGCCGGCCCGACTTCCTTGTAGGGCAGAGGCATGATGCTGTTTTGGATCGAATTTCCCACCGGAACATCGACCGCCACGCCTCCGCCGGGAGGCACTCGGAAGTCGTTGGTCAACTGACGCCCGCTCGACTTGGCGAAAAGGAACCCGGGGAAGTTCGCAAACATGCTATTGTCGAGCATGAGGCGCCATGCCGAGGTCAGCGCGCTTGTCGAGTTCCCGAGGATGTGAAGAAGGCCGATCGCCAGTGTCTTGCGGATGCCGGGAATGAAGACGTAAGGGACAAACGTCTTCCTCTTGGTGTAGGTCCAATCGCCTTCTCGCCAGTTGCGCCGAATTTCAAGGATTTGCCGCGAGGCGACGTCGATTGTGACCCTGTAGGGCAGCGGCAATCCGGTGATTTTGCCGCGTCCCTTGCGGGCGCGGTGCTCGAACCCCTTGATATTCAGGTCGCAGTAGCATTCATAAAGCTGGTGATTGTAGTCCACGGGCCTCGACTGGTTCGGTGTGACGCCCTGGATCGCATTCGTCTTCGACTGGACCGAATTTGCAAGCAGAAGCTGCTGATCAAGGTCGATGTCGCGATAATACCCCTCATACTGGCGTCTCTTCATCTCTGTCGGGGTCATTTCCGTGGTATGCGTGACCCTCAGACACCCATCGACGCCGCTTGAATAATCCGAAAGGATGATATCGGAGGCGTCCACCGAGAGAATAACCGGCCGTTGCTTGAGCGGGCACCGGTACAGCTTCTTGAACGCCATTCCTCCGAACCCGAGCATGAACAACATCTGATCGGTATCGGGGACGTACTCGGATGCAACCTTGGTCAGGAACGTATTCATGTCCTTTTCGAGGCCTTCGGCAAGCACGTCGGCCTCGATATTGCCGTCCGAGGCGATCTTGACCGGGCCGCGGGACGGAAGCATCTCGCCGCGTGCGTTGGCCTGGAAGTTCAGCACGGCCTCGAGCAGAAGCGGATGCCGAACACCAGACATTTCGACCGACGACCCGCTTGATACGGTCCTCGCCTCGTCGACCTTGAGCCCGAGCAGGTCAAGCCCGCGCTCGCGTTGGGCGAGGTAGTCCTTTCTTTGCGCGTCGTCGGCCTGGATGCCGTCGAGAATTTCCTCGCAGAGACCACCGAGCTCGATAGGATCGATGATCTCGGCGAGGTTTTCGTCGTGATTTTTCGTTTCGCGAGGCTCGCGCTTCGGATTGAAGTCGACGACGACGGAGCCGTCAGGCTCGTACATCGTGACTGCCCCGGAGACCGGATTGACGTGGGGCTGACTGCGCGGGCCGTCGTCGAGTACGACCAGAATATCCTGATCCGTCGCCGCTTTTGTCTTGCGGCGGCGGCGCTTGGGCTCATTGCCCGTCGCAAGACCGGCGATCATGATCAGTGCTCCACTTGCTTCTTGGCCTCTGTCTTGGCCTCTTCGACCATGCCCTTGATGTGGGCGGCGAACTTCATCATGCGCTCGACGTGCTGGACGACGAGATCGCCGCGAAAATCGGTCGCGGACGTCGTGTCGAGGTAGTTTGCGAGCTCCTTGGCTTGCCGGGACAGTGCGCCGACAACGTCGCTGGCTGTCATAGAGATGCTGGTCATGGTTCCCTCATTAGACTTCAGAAAGCAGCTTCTTTTTCATGCACTCGACGAGCCACAACACCGTACCGCCGTCGGCGATGGACGTGGAGAAGTACGCATTGCCATCCTTGCGGAAACCCAACACGACGACGCTCTGCAAATCCAACGATAACGTTTCCGTCAAAACCCGACTTGCTGGCCAATCGAGCGTGGTTACGCCGGTGAACATCAACACTTTTGCACTTTTCCGCCGCCGTTTGCCGTTGTTTTTGTCCGGTTTTTTGTCCGCTTTGCGCGCCTTTTTCAGATCGATGATCTTGCCCATTCGTGCACCTATACGGACGGATAGAGGGGCTGCGGTTGCGGGCGATGCATTTTCTCATCCATCTCCTGCTCTTTCGCTTCTGCCACCATCTGCAGGAGCCCGTTCATTCGGAGCCAGCGCAACGCCTGTGTCGTCGAGTCTGTCAAGTCTTTTCTGGCCCCCATTGGAAACACTGCGGCTTCATCTACCACAAGTTGCACCCACGGGCGCCATGCCAGCGCTCCGTTCTCGTCCTCGATTGCGGGCGCGGAAACCAGCCCCTCGGCGAAGCTTCCGACCACGGCATGAGCCCGGTTGACCTTATCGCCGGCTGGGGTGACCGGCTCTGTGGCCCATCCCTCGCCGTGATAGAGCTTCCCCATTTCCTGGATGACCGACAGCCCGCTGGCCTTGGCCTCGACGAGAAGCTTTTCAACCTTGAACTTCCGGCATGTGTGTGCGGTCCATTCGATCAGGCCCCAGTCGGATTGGGTCCTTGACACGTATTCCGGCGTCGTCTCTCCCGGCAACCGCTCGATTCGTTTTCCTCTGATCTCGAGGAATTTCCTCCATGCCATGACCAGCATCACCCGCGGCTCGCCGGTCTTCGGACAGCGATACGTGCCCCACACGGTCAATGCGCTGGGATCGTTGGCCTCGTTCTTCGTGAAGGCGCTATCGAGGCTGGCCAGCACGAAGTCGAAGCGCGGATAGGTTTTCTGTGTCCACGGCTCCCAGTACTCCCGCCGGAAGATGTTGCCGCCGCGCGGCTCCGGGGCCTGCTGGTACTGCCCGGACCACATGACCGGCCGCGACCGGAACCCTGACAAATCCGCCTCGGGAAACCGCTCGAGCCAGGCCTGCTCGCCATCCTCGGACCGCGGGTCCTCCCAAACTGGCGTCACACACCGCCGCGCCGAATCATACTCCCACGGGATGCACAGGTGGACGTAGGGGAGACCTTCGTTCAGTATCTCCCCGGAGACGTCACTTTCATGAACCCTCTGCATGATGACGACGATGGCCGACGAAATTGGATTGTTGAGGCGGGACGGGATGGCTTCAAGGAAGGTTGTGACCTCAGAATCGCGCTGGGTCTCGGACGAGGCCGAGTCAACGGAGTGCGGATCGTCGATCAGAACGCGGTCGCCTCTGATGCCGGTCAGCGACGTAATGGAGGTCGCAATGCGGAACCCTTGCGCCGAGTTGACGAAGTTCAGCTTTTCGTTTTGGTCCTTGGCGAGGCTTACGCGGTCGCCCCAGCGCGCTTGATACCACTCGGACGTGATGAGCTGGCGCATGCGGCGGCTGTCTCGGGCCGACAGGTTCTCGACCTTGTGGGCGGCGCAGACGTACCGCAAGTGCGGCATGTTGCGCGGCCCCCATTCCCATGACGGCCAGAACACGTTCAGGATGAGCGACTTCATCGTGCCGGGCGGGACGTTGATGAGGACGCGGTTATAAAAGTCCCCGTCGATCTCTACGCCGTCGGTGATGGCCTCCAGATGCTCACAAATGAAATCGACGTGCCATCCGTGGGTGTATAGCTGCCCCGGCTCGATAACGTGCCACGACTGGCGAATGAACTCGGCCAACGAGTCCTCGGCGTCGGCCCGATCAAGGTCAAACAGTTGCTGGTCAACATTGATTGGTCCGACGCCGGTATTGAGGATCAATTGTTATCTTCCTTTCAGTTCAAAATTTCTGGTTCATCTTCGAGGTCTTCATCCGTAAGCAGTGACATCATAATTGAACTGACGACAGTTGCGACTGCCTTCTCCTTCATTTCATCGTCATCGATTGACGAGTCTATGACGGCGCATATGACGTCGGCAAGAGCGTTGAGCACCACAATGGCATTTTTACCATCGCCAATGACTTGGATAAGATTGTTGGCTAGATCATCAACTTCATTTCTCGGATAACCATCTTCTTGTTTGTGAAACATACTTTTCCCCTGTTTCTGAATCTTCATACGCCGTTAGGTGGATTCGTTCTTTATGCGCCTTGTCTTTGCTTTCGATGATTGAGCCGTCA